ATGGCCTTCGAGATGCTGGGCGGCGCCGACGTGCCCGACGACGGCAACCGCTTCGCGGTGGTCGGCTGGAAGCAGTGGAGCGAGCTGCTGGCGATCGACGAATTCGCGCGCAGCGACTACGTGGGCGACGACGCGCTGCCGTGGAAGGGCACGCAGGCCAAGCGCTGGCTGGGTGCGCTGTGGATGCCGCATTCCGGCCTGACCAAGACCGGCGTGCTGCGCTACTGCTACTTCTTCCACAAGACGGCGGTCGGCCACGCGGTGGCGAGCGAAGTCGTCACCGACATCACCTGGCACGGCGACCGCGCCGCGCACTTCGTGAACAACATGATGTCGCAGGGCGCGGTGATGATCGACCCGACCGGCGTCGTGCGGATGCGCGCGAAGGAATAGCCAGGTTGGGGGGAGGGAACTCCCCCCAAACCCTCCTCCTTTTTTTGGCACGTGGGGACTGACCTTCGCGGTCAGTTCCCAACGGGCAGAAATGGGAGGGCGTGGGGTCCCCGCGGCGTTGCGGAGCAACGTCGTGGGGTCCCGGCTCGGAGGAGTTCTCTCCCCCGACCTTCCTCTTTTTCTTTCTGGAGGTTCCCCGATGGCGCTTTCCGCCCTCGCGCTCTGCTCGCGCGCGCTGCTCAAGATCGGCGCGCAGCCTGTCGCCTCCCTCGACGAGGGCACGGCCGAGGCCGAGGTCGCGGCCAACCTCTACCCGGGGATCCGCGACGCGCTGCTGTCCTTCCACCCCTGGTCCTTTGCAACCGCGCAGGCCGCGCTTGCGCGCCTGTCGGCCGCACCGCGCGCCGATTTCGCGGTCGCCTTTCAGCTGCCCGCGGGGTTCCTGCGCGCGCTGTCGGCCGGCACGGCGGGGCGCGCGCGCGGCATCGTCTATCGCCTGCAGGAAGACCGGCTGTTCACCGATGTGAACGAGGTCGCGCTGACCTATGTGTTCCGCCCGGACGAAAGCGCCTTCCCGCCCTATTTCGCGCACGCCCTCGTTGCCCGCCTGGCCGCCGAATTCTGCATCCCGCTCACCGAGAACTCGTCGCGCGCCGAGATGCTGTTCCGCCTGGCGGAAGCCGAGCTGCGCCAGGCCCGCCAGGCCGACAGCCAGCAGGCCAGCGCGCGCGTGCTGGAAGGCTTCTCCCTCATTGACGTGCGGGGCTGAGCCATGCCCGCCGTCAAGCGTGCCAAGACCAGCTTCGCCGCGGGGGAACTCGCCCCTGAACTGCTCGGCCGCGGCGACCTGCGCGCCTTCGAGAACGGCGCGCGCCGCCTGCGCAACGTGTTCATCCAGCCGACCGGCGGCGTGACGCGCCGGCCCGGCCTGCGCCATGTGCTGACGCTGCCCGGTGCGGCACGGCTGATCCCGTTCGAGTTCAACACCGAGCAGACCTACGTGATGGTGCTGACCGCCGGCGCACTGCGCGTGCTGCAGGGCGATGCGGCGGTGGCCACGCTGGGCGGGCCGTGGAACGCCGCCATGCTGCCGCAGATCGGCTTCACGCAATCGGCCGACACGCTGCTGCTGGTGCATCCCGACATGGTGCCGCAGCGCGTGACGCGGACCATCGCGGGCTGGACCATCGCGCCCTGGGCCTTCATTCGCGAGCCCTTCTTCCGCTTCGCGGCACCGGAGGTGACACTGGCGCCGACCGCGACCGGCGGGGCCATCACGGTCACGGCGAGCGCGGCGATCTTCCTGCCCGGCCATGTGGGCGCGCGCCTGCGCATCGCGGGCAAGCGGGTGATCGTCACCGCGGTGCTCTCCACGACGCAGGCGAATGCCGCGGTCGAGGAACTGCTCACCGGCACCACCGCCACCACCGATTGGGACGAGGCCGCCTTCAGCACGGCACGCGGCTGGCCGGTGAGCTGCGGCTTCCACCAGGATCGCCTGGTGGTCGGCGGGTCGCGCGACCTGCCGAACCGGCTGTGGTTCTCGCGCACCGGCGATCTGTTCGACTTCAACGCCGGCACGGGCCTTGATGACGAGGCGATCGAATTCGGCCTGGTGTCCGACCAGGTGAATGCGATCCGCGGCGTCTTCTCCGGCCGCCACCTGCAGGTCTTCACCTCGGGCGCCGAATGGATGGTGACGGGCGATCCGCTGACGCCATCCTCCATCCAGTTGAACCGCCAGACGCGCGTCGGTTCGCCGGTCGATCGGCTGGTGCCGCCGGTCGATGTCGATGGCGCCACGGTCTTCGTCGCGCGCGGCGGGCAGGGCGTGCACGAATTCGCCTATACCGACGTGAGCCAGGCCTACCAGGCGAATGACCTCGCGATCCTCGCGCGGCACATCGTCTCGACGCCGGTCTCCATGGCCTATGACCAGCGTGCGCGGTTGCTGCACATGGTCATGGCCGATGGTGGCATCGGCACGCTCACGCTCTATCGCGCCGAGCAGGTCACCGCCTGGACACGGCAGGAGACCGCGGGTGCCTTCCGTGCCGTGGCGGAATCCGACGGCACCGTCTGGGCCGTGACGGAACGCGACGGCGCCTTCGCACTGGAACGCTTCGAATCCGGCCTTGCGCTGGATGCGGCGCTGACCGGCGCCGCCGCGATTGCGCAGGATGAATGGAGCGGCCTGGCGCATCTCGAAGGGCGCAGCGTCGGCGTGCTGGCCGATGGCGCGCCGCGCGAGAGCGCGACCGTCACCGACGGCAAGGTGACGATCGACCCGCCGTCCAACACGGTGCAGATCGGTCTGGCGTTCAGGCACGAGATCGAGCCGCTGCCACCCGATATCATCACGTCATCAGGTGCCGCGACCGGGCCACTGCGCCTGGTCGCGGTGACGTTCCGTCTGCTCGATACGGCGGCCTTGTCCGTCGACCTCGGCCGTGGCGCCGAACCGGTGCCATTCCGCCGACTGGACACCTCGGTGCTCGATGCCGCGCCGCCATCCTTCACCGGCGACGTCACGCTGCGCGGCCTCGGCTGGCGGCGCGACCGGCTGCGCCCCGTCTGGCGCGTCGAGGGCGATGCGCCCCTGCCCATGACGCTGCTTTCCGTCACCACCGAGATCAGGATGACCGACTGATGGCCCAGCTCGCTTCCCTCGCCTCGCTCGCCGGCACGGGCCTCGCCGTCTATGGCCAGGTCCGGCAGGGCCAGCAGCAGCAGGCCACCAGCCGCGCGCAGGAGGAGAACGTGCGCGCGCAGCAGACCGCGCAGACCGAACAGGTCGCTGTGCAGTCGGCGGCGCAGGACCGCGAACGCCAGGACCGCCTGGCACGCACCATCGCCTCGGCCCGCGCGCGGCTTGCCGCCGGTGGCGTCGCGCCGGACGAAGGTTCGGCCGCCGCGCTCACCACCGGCCTGCGGCGCGACGCCGCGCAGGACGCGGCGGAGGATGCCGCGGTGACCAGCGCGCGGCTTGCCGCCGGGCGGCGGTCGCTGCTGACGCCCGATGGCAGCCTGAACTCCTTCCTGCGCGCCGGGCAGACCCTCGGCGGCGCGGTCCGCTCCCTGCTCGATTGATCGGCGGCGCTCCGCCCCACCCTTTCCAGACATCGAGGACCACCCATGGCCGAACACATCACGATCGGCGATGTCGCGCCGCGCGTGCAGTATGTCGCGGACGGCGTGCTGGCCGACTTCACCTATCCCTTCCCGATCTTCGACGAGGCGGATCTCGAGATCCGCCTGGATGGCGCGGTGCTCACGGGCGGCGCGTCGATCGTCGGCGCGGGGTCGTCCGATGGCGGTACGGTCAGCCTGGCCGAAGCGCCGGCGGCCGGCACGCGCGTCACGTTGCGCCGACGCCTGAAGATCGCGCGCGCGACCGACTTCCAGGACAACGGCATCCTGCGCGCCCGCGCGCTGAATGACGAGCTCGACTACCAGGTCGCCGCCATCCAGCAGGTGGCGGACGAGGTATCCGGCACGGTGCGGCTCGATCCCGCCGATGGCGGCGCGCTGGTGTTGCCGTTGCGCGGTGCGCGCGCCAACCGCGTGCTGGGATTCGATTCCGTGGGCAATGTCACGGTCTTCGATCGCGGCACGCAGGCGCTGGGCGTGCCCTATCCGGGCGGCGTGCCCCGCATGGTCGAGGACAAGCTGGCCGAACGCCTGACCGCGCGCGACTTCGGCGCGACCGGCGATGGCGTGACCGATGACGGGCCGGCCCTGGCCGCCGCCATGGCGGCCGCGGCGGCCTCGGGCAGGGTGCTCGAGATCGGCGAGGGATCCTTCCGCACCACGCAGCCCCTGACGCTGGGCGGCGGTGCCGCGGGCCTCATCATGCACGGCGCCATCATCTATGCCGGGCCGGCAGGCAACACCGCGCTGACGCTCGGCGACGGCGCCGCCGTCCGCAACGCGGCCAAGCGCTACGAGGGCCTGCGCGTGCTGCGCGCCGCCATATCCAGCTGGGATGACGAGGCCGATATCGGCCTGGTGATGCGCAACCTCGACGCCTCCTTCGTGGAGATCCGCCAGGTCGAGGGCTTTACCATCGGCGTGCGCACGCTGGGCGTCGAACGCGGCTTCGAGGACAGCACGCTGATGCTGGGCCGCATCGTGAACAACAAGATCGGCCTTGATGTCCGCACCGAGACGGCGGGCGCCTGGAACACGTCCGTGCGCTATTATGGCGGGCATTTCGCGCTCGGCAGCACCGTCTATCCGGACAAGGACCGCTACGGCGTGCGCTTCTCGGCCGCACCGGGCGCCTATGTCTCGCACAACCGGCATGTCTTCGACGGGCCGGGCTTCGAACTGCAATCCGAAGGCCGCCCGATCAGCGGCATTCCCTTCCTCATCGAGGTGAACAGCCGGTCGGTCTGGGCGCGCGCGCTGCGCATGGAAGGCTGCTCGCCCTTCGTCGCACGCCACACGGGTGCGGCGCAGGATCATATCTACGAGGTCGCCTGGGCGAGCCAGACCTACCTGGTCGACGTGGACTACGCCGCGACCGCGACACGCGTCGGCGCGGTGGTGCGCGCATCGCACCAGGCGGCGGCGTTCCGCGAGGCCTCGCGCGAGGTGGCGGCGGTGCCGAGCCTGCGCGCCGCGCGCATCCGCTGGTCGAACACCGAATGGGGCTTCGAGAAGCTCGCCTGCCTGTCCAGCAACGTTTCGGGCACACCCAGCACGCTGGCCGACTTCGCCTTCCCCGCGCTGGAGTCCTATGGCTTCACCAATGAGGGCGTGGTGCTGACCGGCGGGCGCGGCTTCGGCTTCGTGGTGGATGCGCGCACCTGCCGCGAATTCGCCCTTGCGGTCGATGCCGATGCGCCGCGCCTGGTGGTGATGTGCTTCGACGCGGCGCGCACCCTGCTGAGCGACACCGGCACGGCGCTGGTGCGCGCCTCCGGCCAGTCGATGGTGTGGAACGCCGCGGCGCGCTGGTGGCAGGGGTCGGCCGACATGGCGGACGCCACCTTCACGCGCCCGCAGGTGGTGCGGCTCGCGCCGAATGTCGCGTACGCCATCATCGGCCTCGCGCGGATCGGCACGGATTACGAGGTTCGCGCGATGCGCCTCGCCTGCGACCCGCTGTTCGCGCCGCCGCTGCTGTATGCCCAGCCGGGCCTGCCGCATGGCGGGCGGGAGCTGGTGGCGGAGACGGCGTGGGATCCGCCCTCGATCGCCGCGGGCGCCATCGCGCAGATCAACGTGGCGCTGCCGGGCGCGCGGCCGGGGGATTTCGCCTCGGCGGCCTTCTCGCTGGCGACATCCGGCGTGGTGTTCCTCGCGCAGGTGGGGGCCACCGACCTGGTGACCGTCACGGCCTGGAACCGCTCGGCCATCGCCATCGACCTCGGCGCGGGCACGGTGCGCGCACGCGTGGTGAAGGCGTGACGGGCCGCCGCGAGCCCGTGGTTCGCGGACCCGACCTGCGCAGCGCGATGGCGGTCGTGGCGGAGAGCTACCTCGGCTTCGTTCGCTGCGGGCCGGAACCCGGCACCGGCGACGACGCCAAGGCCTTCATCGCGCACCACGCCGCCTGCAAGGCCGCGCTCGCGCACCTCGAGGCGCTGCTGAAGCTCGCACGAGCCATGGGTACGGCGCCGGCCGAGGCGGAGGAGGCGCGCATCATGCTGGTCGAGGCGCGCGAGGCGATTTCCCGGTTCGAGGAGGACGATGCGGATGGCGGAGCGGAGCAATGCTGAGTCCGGCTTCCTTGAATTCGCCTGGGTGTGGAACCGGCGGCACCGCATGGAGACGCCGCCGGTTCATCGCCGCATCGCGCGCTGGCTGGAAGCGCGCCACGCCGCCTGCGAGGCACGCCTGCTGCTGATGGCCTTCCGCGGTTGCGGCAAGTCCACGCTGGTCGGGCTGTGGTGCGCCTGGCAGCTGGCGCGGCAGCCCGATACGCGCATCCTGGTGCTCGCCGCCGATGCGCCGCTTGCGGTGAAGATGGTGGCAACGGTGCGCCGCATCGTCGAACGCCATCCGCTGTGCCGACACCTGCTGCCGGATGGCGCGGAATCCTGGGCATCGGACCGCTTCACCGTGGCGCGCGACGGTGCGCTGCGCGACCCGTCCATGCTGGCGCAGGGCATCGGCGGCAATGTCACGGGGTCGCGCGCCGAGGTCATCGTCTGCGATGACGTCGAGGTCGCGGGCAATTGCGACACGCCCGGCAAGCGCGCCGAATTGCGCGAACGCCTGGCCGAGGCGGAGTTCATCCTGACGCCGGGCGGCACCATCCTGTTCGTCGGCACGCCGCATTGCGAGGACAGCCTGTATCGCGACCCGAAGGAGGATGGCGCCTTCCTGCGCGGCTACCGGCGGCTCGCCGTGCCGGTGATGAACGCGGCGGGTGCCTCCGCCTGGCCCGAACGCTTCCCGCGCGAGGCGATCGCCGCGCTGCGCGACCGCGTCGGGCCGCTGCAGTTCCAGCGGCAGATGCTGCTCCAGCCCGTGGCCGCAAGCGCCGTGCGGCTCGATCCCGCCGCCATCATCCGCTACGGCGACGAACCCGATTACCGGGAGGCGCAGGGCAGGGGAGTGCTGACGTTGCTCGGCCACCGCCTGGCCTCCGGCGGCGCCTTCTGGGACCCCGCCTATGGGCGGCCGGGGGCGGGCGACGCCTCGGTGCTGGCCTGCTGCTTCTCGGATGGCGAGGGGCGGCATTTCCTGCATCGCCTGTCCTACCTGACGCACGACCCGTCATCGCCGGTCGACCCGGCCACCCAGCAATGCCGCAAGGTGGCGGCGATCCTGCGTGAATTGCTCCTGCCGATGGTGCGGGTCGAGACCAATGGACTCGGCAAGTTCCTGCCCGCGCTGCTGCGGCGCGAACTGGCCGAGGCCGGCGTCGCCTGCCAGGTGATCGACCATGCCAGCACGCGGGCGAAGGAGGATCGCATTCTCGCCGCCCTCGAACCTGCCCTGGCGGCGCGCCGGCTGCATGCGCATGAGAGCGTGTTCCGCACGCCCTTCGCCTGCGAGATGGCGGAATGGCGCCCCGGTGCGCCCGGCGCGCGCGACGATGCGCTGGATGCGGTGGCGGGGTGCCTGTTGGCGGAACCCGTGCGCCTGGTGCGCGGTGCGCGCCCGGCGCCGCGCCCGTCCTGGCGCGGTGCGTGACACGTTCGGGGGAGCAACGCGCAGCTACGCGGCGCTGCGCTTCACGATCTCGAGCGCGTGCCGGCCCCGCCCGGCATCGGTGATCTCGAAACGCCCATCCGCGCGCGGTTGCGCGAGGCCCATCGACGTCAGCCGGTTCAGGCACGGCCCGTCCTTCAGGCCGGGCGGGCGGCCGTGCGGGCCCACCAGCGTCAGACGGTGCAGGGCCGAACGGCAGCAGGTCTCGAGATACGGCTCGTTCCACATCGCGGCGCGGTCACTCCCGGGGGTGTCCCCAGGGTGGGCCGCCGGCCGCTTCCCTTCAAGGTTCCAGCAGAAGGCAGTTCAGAGAATGCCGATACAGATCGAGCCCCTGTGGTGGATCACGGCCGTGGAAGCGCCGGTCGTGGCCGCGCTGTTCTGGATGATCCACGGGTTGCGCAAGGACGTGAACGACCGCATCGAGCGCGGCGACCAGCGCGATTCCGATGCGTTGACCCGCACGCGCGAGGATCTGGCGCAGTTCAAGATCGAGGTGGCGCGCACCTATGTGCCGCTGTCGCTGATCCGCGACCTCGATCGCCGCATCGCCGACCACCTGATCCGCATCGAGGAGAAGCTGGACGAGGTGACGCGCGCCAGCATCGCCGTCGCCCAGGCCGCCCGCCGCGCGGAGGACCGGGAATGA